CCTGTCGGTCCGGTATCACCTTTATCACCAGTCGGTCCAGTATCGCCTTTTTCTCCCGTGGGTCCAGTAGGGCCTGTCGGTCCTTGGTCTCCTGTAGGTCCAGTATCACCTTTCTCACCAGTGGGGCCTGTTGGTCCTTGTTCTCCTGTAGGTCCAGTATCACCTTTCTCACCAGTGGGGCCTGTAGGGCCTTGTTCTCCTGTAGGTCCAGTATCACCTTTCTCACCTGTCGGTCCAGTATCACCTTTTTCTCCTGTAGGACCTTGTTCTCCTGTAGGTCCAGTATCACCTTGTTCTCCTGTAGGTCCAGTATCACCTTTCTCACCTATCGGTCCAGTATCACCTTTTTCTCCCGTGGGTCCAGTAGGGCCTGTTGGTCCTTGATCTCCTGTAGGTCCGGTATCACCTTTCTCACCAGTCGGTCCAGTATCACCTTTCTCACCTGTCGGTCCAGTATCACCTTTTTCTCCTGTAGGGCCTTGTTCTCCTGTCGGTCCGGTATCACCTTTTTCTCCTGTTGGTCCTTGTTCACCAGTCGGTCCGGTATCACCTTTCTCACCAGTGGGTCCAGTAGGGCCTGTTGGTCCTTGATCTCCTGTAGGTCCAGTATCACCTTTCTCACCTGTCGGTCCAGTATCACCTTTTTCTCCCGTGGGTCCAGTAGGGCCTGTTGGTCCTTGATCTCCTGTAGGTCCGGTATCACCTTTCTCACCAGTGGGTCCAGTTGGTCCAGTATCACCTTTCTCTCCTGTAGGGCCTTGTTCTCCAGCAGGTCCAGTGCCTCCTTTTTCTCCTGTTGGTCCTGTAGGTCCTTCACTACCGGGTGGACCATCTTCACCTGTGGGTCCGGAAGGCCCTGTAGGGCCAGTAGGACCTTGATCCCCGGTCGGGCCTTGATCGCCAGTTGGACCTTTATCACCGGTTAAACCAGTTGGACCTTCAGGTCCAGGCGGTCCTTCTTGACCGGATGGGCCTGTTGGACCGGTGGGTCCTTGGTCTCCTGTTGGCCCTGTCGGACCGGTTGGACCTTCACTCCCTGGCGGACCATCTTCACCGGTAGGTCCTCGTTCACCAGTAGGACCTGTATCACCTTTTTCACCAGTCGGTCCAGTAGGGCCTGTATCACCTTTTTCACCGGTCGCTCCTTGTTCGCCGGTAGGTCCAGTATCACCTTTCTCTCCCGTGGGTCCAGTAGGGCCTGTTGGTCCTTGGTCTCCTGTAGGTCCAGTATCACCTTTCTCACCAGTAGGGCCGGTAGGACCAGTTGGGCCTTCTTCTCCTGTAGGTCCAGGTGGGCCAACTCCGCTTGGACCTGTTGGCCCTATCGGTCCTGTAAAACCTTCTCCGGTTGGCCCGGTTGGACCATTATCCCCGGTGGGTCCTGTGGGTCCTTCACTACCTGGAGGACCATCCTCACCTGTCGGACCGGTTGGTCCTGTCGGTCCAATAGCTCCAGTAGGTCCTTCATCACCAGTTGGACCACGTTCTCCAGTTGGACCCGTGGGTCCATAGGGTCCAGTCGGACCAGTTTCACCATCTTCGCCGGTAGGTCCTTGCTCTCCTGTAGGGCCAGTCGGACCTGGAGTTCCTGTGGGTCCTGTTGGTCCTTGGTCTCCAGTAGGACCTTGCTCTCCCGTTTCTCCGGTAGGTCCAGTTGGACCCGTTGGTCCAGTTTCTCCTTGCTCCCCCGTTGCTCCTTGTTCGCCGGTTGCTCCCGTGGGTCCAGTCGAACCTCTCGGCCCTGTCAACCCATCTTCACCAGTTGGCCCTTGTTCTCCTGTTGGCCCGGTTGGCCCCGTTGGTCCGACAGACCCACTGGGTCCTTCTTCACCGGTCGGTCCCTGTTCTCCGGTTGGCCCAGTAGGCCCGGTTGCGCCTGTTGGCCCTGTTAACCCTTCTTCTCCTGTTGGCCCTGGTTCTCCCGTTGGTCCAGTTGGGCCTGTAGGACCTGTTGGGCCTTGATCACCGGTTGGCCCTATCGGTCCAGTAGGACCAGTATACCCAGTGGGCCCCGTTGGTCCAAACGGCCCCGTCGGCCCTGTAGCCCCTCTACCAGGCCCCGTTGGACCCGTAATCCCTGTTCCCGGTGGACCAGTAGGACCCGTCGGACAAGTACATGTACACTTTTGAATTAACGGAAAAATATCGATATTAGGCCCATCTTTACATTCATGATAGGACATTTACTTTAAGGATAAATTTTACTTGTTTATTTTATTATAGATAGAAAATGACTACCATCGCGAATAGACAATTCTGCCCGGCGCGCGATTGGGCGAGCGCAGCTTTTGGACAAACTAATATTTTTCAAAGAAGTGCCCGTCAAACCGCTCAAGGGTGCGCGCTTAATTTGACTGTTTTTCAGCTTCGACTTTTATCCCAGGATGCCGAATCCATCAAATATGGTTTGAAATATGATATTACTTCCGATGAAGGAAGTTGTTATACCGTACTTTCATTCAAATTACTTTTAAATCTTAGCCCTTTTTCAAGCACCGAACTTTGTGGTTCCGAACCCCTCAACACTCGCCGCGGCGTGCATGATCTCACGTTTGACGTGCCTATTTCCGATCTTGCGGATGGTGATTATACTCTTCAAATAACATTTACTGGACGAGGCGTCCCTGCCATCACGCGAACGGTGGATTTTGTTATTTCTCAATAACTATTTTCATTTAAATATAAATATGTTTAAGAATACAACCCCAAACTATCGCGAATTTAACAAATGCTCGCGCCGTGATAAGAACGGGCTGTGTAAAGGAGCCTGCACCGTTGCCACCACCCCGAAAACTCCCAAGTGTAATTGCGCGGCCTATAAACGTGGTTGCCCGTGCCAGCCCGTTGAGTTGTGTAAAAAACAATGCGCAGAGTGCCTTCCCGGAAGGTGCTCAAAATGCCTCCTTCAACCCGGCTGCCCGTCCAGTGTAACGCCGGAATGCCGTACGCAGTGTAAATGCCAATTCGTCCAGGTTTGCAGCTGTGATAACCGGCCATCTAAAGTATGTAAGAAACGATGCGCGCCAGAAGGTAAATATCCTGCCTGTTATGTACCGGTACCACCTCCGCAACAACTACCCAAAAAGCGCGGGTGCAAGCCCTCCATCGACCTGTTTATTTCACGCATCGGTATGGGTGACGTCATCCTCGAATCCCCGCCGATGCCGACGGGCGCCTACCAGCTCAAACCCCTTACCCTCCGTCAAATTAGCAACTGTGTGAAAGCCCCCAAAGTAAATCCATGCCCAAAGAAACTATGCAAGTGTAAATGTGGTAAATAATTATTTAGTAATAATTATTTATTAATAATTAGGGCAATTCAATGTTGAAAACAATCGTGGACACCCCTTATTTTCATTGGTGCGTACAACTGCATTTTTATTATCTACTATAAGGGATTTCGGTTTATATGGAAACTGTGTATTGGGTATTGTAACATTTTTATATGTTTTATAATCAAATTTTGCACACGTACCAGTAAAATCACGCCCAGAAAATAAGTATAAAGTGGGCTGATTTACAAATACAAATTTGATTTGTGGTGCTACATCCCAATTGTATGAGCTATTGGTTTCAGTATTTCGAAATGCTCCTACGTTAAATACATGTTCTTTATTTGTCCATCCATGCAGCCATTCGGCTCGGATTCTATTATTTGAACTACCATCATATTCGGATGTAGATTCACAACCTGTATCGCGTTTATTTTCCCATACTAATTCATTATCTTCATCTATACAATAATATCCACCATCGTCTTGCTGTCCTTCAGGTAGACAATAAGGAAATTCGGGTTCATCATCATCGTCGTCAGGAATAGGGATGGGAATATCATCATCGTCATCAGGAATAGGGATAGGGAATTCGGTATCATCGTCGTCATCGTCGGGTATAGGGATGGGAATCTCGGTGTCATCATCGTCATCCGGAATCGGGAATTCTGTATCATCATCGTCAGGTTGATCATCTTTAGGGTAAACACCAAACCCAAAATCATATCCCCCGGCCGATTCCACTATAACTAAAATTATAACTATTAATATAAGAAGACCAATACCTGTTCCTATCCTCTTAATCAAACTCATTTTTTATCAAATATAAAATAAAAATTTAATTATTCTGAATCCCCCTCGTCCTCCTTCAAATAATCTTTACAAGAAAACCATTCTTGGTATCCTTTATATACCATATAAAATCCAACACTCGTTATAGCCCAAAAAGCAAATCCCGTAATGTTTAATCTCATCCATCCCGTTTTTACTAGAGCTACACCACCGGCTATCACAAAAGCTGTAAATATAAGAGCCTGATATAAAGTTTCCAACCAGTAATCTTGGTCTTGAAATAACTTGACGAAATCAATATCATTACCATGTTTATCCCAGCATGTCCAAACATGTAATATAGCGATAGATATATATGTAATTAAAAGTATTCCTATCAATCCCATAATAATACCTGTAACAATATTTCTCCCAATCAATGACTTTATGACTGTTTTCTTACACAACCATCCCATAATGATTGCCACCAACCATATTTCCCAGTCAGCCATAAAATCACCAACGTCTTGAAAGAACGATGTAATATTACCCATTTATATTCCCAAAAAATAAATTTTATTAATACTTGCAAGCATTAATAAAATAATTATTTTTTACGTGAATTAGTTGGCGCGGGTAAAAGCTGCTTTCGGCATTTTTCCCAAAGGTCTTTTACTTGAACCACATCGCTCTTGCTCTTTGCCGTGCTTGCGGGCTCATCTCTATCAGCATTAACGCAATAAAACCGGCCGGATGCGTCACAATCAATTGTTCTTATTTGAGTAATATTCCCTTTTTTAACTACCACATCGCGGGACTCTATGGCATGGCTGGCAATGCCTTTTTGGATGGTATGATATAAATGATTGGTCTGTTTACTGGTTAAATCATATTTATTCTTTATTTCTATTGCATAATCCATAATCATACGTTGGCGGTCTTTTTTCCGGCGAATTTTCTTCCATTCCTGCTCGGTGATACACCCCGCGCGAATTTCTTCTATTTCCGCTTTTTTGATTTCATCATCTGTGGTTGAAAAAATACCCATTGTTTTGAATATATTTTGGATTAGATTATATACTTTTTCGGGTTCATCGTGGTCGTTTATAGTATAAGTTGTTGGCTGGCCTGTCTGCCGCCGAATACTCAGGATACCTGACGAGGTGTCCTGATTATATTTGAACTTGACACCTCGGGGGAATTTTCCATGAGCACATTCATTAAATTGCTGTTGCCAAAATGGGTCTTCCGTAAACTCGCTACACTGTAAAAAGATACTATAATTGGGGGTTTTGCGCATTTATTATTAAAATATTGTTTTTTACCAATTTTCAATTTTTCCTGCTATTTTTATACTATATAGATTATTATAAATTTACGCGCCTGGCGCCAGGTTCTATATCAAATACAAAATTAATCTCGTTAGTACAGGGTTTACGCGACTTGTGAGTATACATTTACGGAGTGTAAATGACTGATAAAGTATTTATATTATTTATATTATATAAATGAAGTGTAGTTTATGTAAGAGCAATGGAGTAACCAAACTAACTTGCCCCTTAAATCCAACTGCTAAAAATAAAAATTATAAATTACACCGAGTAAAGTCTCGCTCTTACCAACCTATAAATAACCCCCAATTCGTATTACCCAAATGCGGAGTCAATGTTTTCGCTAATTTTGATGGCATTTGTTGGTTTAATGCAGTAATAGTTGCTTTATTTTTTTGTGATGCGGGAAGAGAGTATTTATGGCCTATAACATTTGAATTCAAAAATAAGGCCGGATTAGAGGGTATGATTCCACGACAATTGCGGAAAGATTTTGCACCTTTTTCTAAATTAAATAATATAACTTTATTACTGTATCTTATTATGGTTAATATACAAATATCTCTCAAATCAATGAAATATCATGGACCATTTGATCCCGATGAAACAGTACATGAATTGGTGAAAATACAAGAACCTTGGAAACTTTCTCAATGCTCGGCAATGGCTAATTTAATTGCTTGTTCAATTTCCATGACGACAGGTTGGGAGTATTGTGACGATATAGATAGTGGCGGAAATACAATGTATTTTTTAACTGCTATGCACAACTATTATAATGAGTGTTTTAGATATGGAATAAGTGACTCCAGCACAAAAAATTTAGAGGACCATGCAGACTCTTTGCGTAATATGGACTATATTTGGGATAAAAATATAAGATTAACTAAATATTCAGCCTTCATTATAAGACTTGAAACAGAAGAATATAGTCACGCGGTATCTTGTTTTCAATGCAATAATAAATGGTATTATTATGATAATAATATATATATGTATCTCACAATAAACACAGAAGGGCAAGCATCTTTTAATGACCTTGCACCAGTATTAAACCTAATTATTCCCCTATATCATGGCGAAGACATTATATATAATACGGTAGTAGGAATTAATTTTGATTATAATATATCACTTCCTAACAAAATCTATATTACAAATAAACCATTGAACTATATCAATAGTCTTAATGTTAAGGGGCTCGGTAGGTTAATAAATTTTTTAAATGATATACCCGACGAAAATGTTGATGAATTATTGTCTTATATGAGTCGTACCTTAAACCTTAATTTTGAGAATACAGTCATATTTAAATTTTTAGAACCTCATATTCAAAAAGCAGTAAAGGCAAATGCTGAACGCTATAGACCTGGATACTAGTAATTTATTTACGCGCCTGTTGCCCGGTAATAAACATATACCAAAAATTAGTTAAGAACAAGTCTTATAATTAAAGCATGGAACACCATTGGATCTCCCTCTATCAAAATCGCCCACTAAAATCCTATACTTGGTATATAGTAAATTATAAACAAGCCAACGAAAACAAAGCCATCATCATTCTGGGTAGTTCATGGTTTGATAAAAAAGTTCGGGTTACCGTAACCCAGGAAAATGGAAAGTTTTACGCAGAACCACAGCGGCGGATATATGATGCAACCGGTGATCCCCCGAGCTCAACTTTTGAATTCAGGAAATGGAATGGGCTGGTATATATGGGAAATCATGATCCTCCCTGCGATAGCCACGGAGAAGACCCCTGTGATTGTACTGAAGAAGCCACTATCGTAGACCTTAAAGCATGGCCTATTAATAATTATGAAGAATTTCAGTATTTTATGACTACTTTTTTTGGAACCAAACTTTCACCCGCGCCCTTACAGCATACTATTTTATAGGTAATTACGGGAAATTTTCCGTAATTAGTACCACTAGTTTATAATCGCATAATTCATGGTATAATCAATTTCATCGGCATCGTCTTCGTTCAAAAGTTCATCAAACATATCGTTAGGTTCGGCGCGGCGCTTCCGTTTCTTAAAAAAGACGCGCCCTAAATAAGCTGCAAGCGCGCTCACACCAGCAATTATACCCGCGATGATTTCCATTTATAAACCGCAACAATAATAGCTAAAATAATCATCGCACCCAGCACATAATATGATGCACCCCATTCATTCGAATTATTCACCACGGTATTACCACCGGTCGCAGGTGGGGTTATGCCATGCTCCAATAATTCCTGGTCGAGTTGTTGACCAATTTCCATCACCGTAGCATGGTCGGATTCGGGTAAAAGTTCCTGCGCTAGCACAACTGTTTCGCGAAAATTTTGATAGGCTTCTTCAAAGGCGGAATCCATCGATGCAATAACATTTTCATAATTTGATTCGAGAGCATCAAAGGCCACCTGGCGATGATAGCTAGGGTCAATTAATTGGGATTCTAAACTCATTTTATTTAGTAATTTTTTTGTCTTATATAAATGCGAGGTTGTTTTCAGATGATTTTTATGGTTGTAATCGTTTTGATTATAACCGGTGTGTGTTTACTAAACACCAGCACCACAAAGAAAGCCCAAATGACGAATTTTAACTATTATCAACAGCCATATAGCGATAATGATATGCGCGTTAGCTGTTTTTTCGAACCAGAACACCAAAACCCGCTAAGCTATTGTCCTCCGGTCAACCCAGAACCACCCCGTCGAAGACGCCGACGCCGCGCACGAGTTCCTTCCCCTGATATTCCTACCGCTGCCCAGTTTATGATTTAAAGGGTTGAATTCTAGCAGCTGTTTTTTCAGTATGGATGGTATAAATTGAACCCTTTAAATCATAAACTGGGTAAGATATTTCTTTAGGATAAATCTTCAATCGTTACACCCCATATTCCCATATCTATAAAATGATGCTTTTCATCTATTGTATATTTTCTGGGTATATGACATATGCAATTACGGTTTTAGAATTTTCGGCCCCCATTTTAATTTATAAGAGTTATATCCTTTAACTATATTGGAATTACAATTCTACCACGTATAATATGGCAGGAACATAATTTGATATAAATCTATAAAGACGCGCTCCTACTTAAATGGGTCAAAATATTATTATTGATCTTGACGAAACACTCCTCCACACCTTTGTTGACAGGCGTAAATTTGATGCTTTCACCCCTAAATACGGTGAAATCAAATATGATTACGGGAATATTTATGGTGTGCTTCGACCGAATGTTCAGAGCTTTCTGGCATGGTGTTCGGGGAATTACGAAAATATCGCAATCTGGTCGGCAGGTAAAAAAGAATATGTTAATTTAATCGTGGGAATGCTATTCCGCGGGCGCAAGCCAACCTTTGTATGGTGTTGGGATGATTGCGATTCCTACACTAATGAATATGGATTGAATATCTATCATAAACCCCTTGAATTTGTATATGATCTCAACCCGGGATTCAATCCAAAAAATACTGTATTTATCGATGACGCGTTGCATTCTGAGCTGTGTAATGCTGGCAATATGATTGTTATCCCCCCATACAACCCAGAGGAACTTGACCAAAAGCCTGATTCATCCTTAGTCGGGTTGAAAAAAATACTCAAAGCACTCAAGAAAAGTCAAGACATCCGACTTACAGAAAAAAAGCTTATTTAAATATTATATTATAAAATGTTGAAATATAGCAAGGTGCATTCCCCCAAACGTCAAGTAGTGCGTAAAAAATCACCAAAAAAAATGGAGCCTCCTAAAAGACCAACTCATGAACGTGGGCTTGTCGTTCTCGATATTGACGGGACGCTTATTGATACAGTGTCTGGAAGCACCCCACGGCCCAAGTATAAAAAACGCATTCTTCAATTTGAAGACCACAGTATTTACGGGCGCCCTTACGCTAAAAGTTTTATTCGATATTTATTGAAAAAATATGATGTGGGAATTTGGACCTTTGCCACGGGTGATTATGCGATGGCGATTATCCGCGATGGCCTCGGTTTTGACCCCAAGGAATTTGTCTTTTTTTATACACGAGATTTCCCACCTCCATTCGACCGAAAGCACGATCTCACCGTCAAACAGATTGAGCGTCTTCCTACAACCCACCGTAAGCGTATTCTTATAGATGATAATTTATATAATGTCATGACGAATGAAAAAGATCGCTCGACCCCGCATCACCGGGCAATTCGTGTGAAAGAATACAAAGTTCACAAGCCGCAAGCAAGCGGGGACATTGAACTAAATCGCATCAAAAAAATAATAATCGACCGTCTAGGGTATTAGTGATAAATTCAGTATAACCATTAATCAAGGGTTATAATTTATGCAAATAGTTGTTCACCGGGGACCAGCTGTTGACCCGGGATGTCTTGAAAGGGGTCGCGATCAGGGTCTAAATCGGTTCCAGCCAAGTTTGAAGTGTCGAAGCATATACACACCCCAACCACAATTAAGAGTAAAAACAGCACGAGCCATATAATTTCCATTTATTTCAAGGGTAAAATATGATAAAATTATTGAATCAGCTGTCCTTCTTCGTATTGCTGCTGGCATGTTAAATTACCATCAGAATCCCAAAATTTGCATATACCGTGTAGTAAACCATCCTTATAACTACATTCCTGTACAAGATCCCCGTTTGAATTATAGTACTTCCAAATACCCTCAGGTTGATTATTTTTATAATTAGCTTCAACCCATTTTAAACCATTGCAACCCCATCTATTATATGGTCCTTCAAGCTTGCCATCTATCTTTTGAGCCTGTAACCTTATTATCCCATTATCATGCCAAATTTCCACGGGACCGGTTGAAGGTTGATATCCGTTTGCAAATGCTGCTTTTTCAGTAAGATAAAAATGTATACCTTTTCCACAAACCGCATTTATATTGGTATCATACTCGCTATAAACGAATGCTCCAGTTTCATATATAAATTCGGGATTCCAGTTACTAGGTGCTCTATCCACAAGTTTGCCGGTTTCTTTATTGGTTATACTGACAACTCTGGCGGAATCACATCGAAACTTTGCATAATTGGGATCGACTACGCTAGGTCTCTTTAAATTATTTTGTTTATCGGGATTGAGTTCCAATGTAATCAGATATTCGTTATTTTTCCCAGCAGATTTGTAGACAATCATTTTGTGGGTATAAGAAGGCTGTTATCAAAAATCAGTTTTATGGGAATAAAAAAAATTACCCCAAAGGACAAAAATTGATTTTTAACATTCGAATTTTTTACCTTAAAATGTATGTCTATATTCACTGGGATAAATATACTCAAACAGTTACGACTGAAACTCCTGATAATGATGCCACCGTTGAAGCCCCAGAAGAAGGCTGTTATTTAGGTTATGCGGATAGGGAAAAAGCAATTACAAAAATAGAGGTCCCTGATAATACTGATAAAGTTTATGTTATGGTAGTAAGTGAATCGGGTGGTGGTGAAAGTTATCATGACACTTATCGGGTATGTGCAGGCGCAAATAAAGACAAACTATTGAAAGAAGGTCGTAACGTTCTTGAGGCCGAGTTGGTAGGTAATGATAATGTAGGTAAAGAAATTCATAAACTGGCGAAGAAAGGGTATTGTAATAACGATGATTATGAATCATATTATAGTGTAGGTATCAACTTATCAACTTATAAGCTTTAATTAAAGCTTATAATCTGGGACGCGTATAAATTAAAATTAGTTACCAAAAAAGATATACAATCCACAAGTTACCAATCACAATCAATATTGGGTAAATCATTTTTTATACTAGATATTTTATTCCAAAAATAAATGGAATGTGCCTTTATATGCAACGATGATAATAAATGCCAACGCACAAGCGAGCCCGAGGGTATTTATTGCTGGCAGCATGATACCCTACTAGATGATATTATAGCCACTTTAAAGCCCCTGCGCGCGAAAAAAATGCGCCGCAACCCGGAAGCCCCAACTGAAAAAGAGCGCGCGGGAATGATTGAGCAATTCCGCGCCCTAGGCGAGAGCGTCGGGTGGACTTCGCGCTACCATGAAAAATATGATGGAATTGAATGGGGTAATCCAAAAAGTATAGAAGCCGCCATAAAAAACAACTTGCTGTACCACGAAGAACCGGCGGCGTTTCAATGGCATTTAAAAATAAATACCCTCAAATCCACCCTATGTTAGTACCAGCCCCCGGGGAACTTGCTAATTGGTCGGGTGATTGGAAAAACCTGAAATACCTCGACCCAGAATCTGATATATGGGAGCAAACCCAGCTAAATTATACAGAGCCAGACCCTGTAAAATTCACATTAACCTCGCGCAAACTGGATACGCGCGACCCGGAAGTCCGCCTAAGCATCCGCAGTCAAATTCTCGATACGGTTGGGCAGCTTTTTAAGATACATCTTCAACCGAAACCCCAGTATCAATATGCAGTCATGGCGCGCATTTTTAGCGTGGCCGCGCAGAATAAATCATTCAGCCGTCAAATCGGCACGATTAAAACGGTATTTTCTTACGACGCTGTTTATAATGACCGGCGCCGCATTCCAGCGATTGTTATATACCCCGTCTATGGGACCGATATTGCTAATTTTATACTAGATGTCTTGGTTGCTCTTTTCGACCGTGACGCGCGCAAAGTTGGGCTTGACCTTACTCCTCGTTATAATAAAAAAATAAATGACTTAATATACGTGGCGGGATTTCACGGAGATGCTAAAAAATACCTTCAAGAGCAAAACCCCGAACTACTTGAAAAAATATTCGAAGAAAACCTTGTATTTCTCAGGTGTCCTCGTGAGAAGAAATGTCGTCTAAGATAACACGCCATAGCTGGTATAAGCGAATAGTTCTACCCTGAACACAGGGCCCTTTTTCGATTATTTCAATCATCACCGATTCGAAACAGTCCATCATCCCGGCCGGTAAATGGGCCCATACAGCGCGCAATAACACACCCGCATTTAGCTTATTAAGAGGATCATAATTATCACGCTGTAAAAACAAATCGCAACACTGATGAACGCGAGCGTCACGGTAGCGTAATTTAATTTCTTTGACGGTTTCGACGAGGGATTTTTCGGGTGTAGGTATATTGATTTTCGGAAGTTTACCATCGTATCCATGGGTTTGCGTTGTTAGTTTTGCTTTTGGGCGTCTCTTTTTCGGGCTCATCGCTTTTTATATTATCATAGTATATTTTAAGCGAAAGAGTAATAAT